ATATCTTTTTCATAATACTAAATTAATAAATAATACGATACGAAAATAAATAAAAATTTTTAAATTATTTAAAAAAATTTTAAAAAAATTAGGAATTTTAAAACCTTTATTATATTTTAGCGTTTAAAATTTTAAAAAGGGTACGAAAATGAACTTATTATATATCACTATATATTCCAAAGCGCTATGCCTCGCCCCTTATTCGTACCTTGTTGTATACGCACTTTTGGGATTTGGTTTGACCTTGGGGGAGCTTTCACGCCCTCAAGGTTTTTTATTTTTAATTTAAAAAAAATTATGGTGTTATCTATATTCAAAACAAAACATAAAAAAGTAAACCATAATCTTTATATACGCTTACTCAAATATAAAGATATTAAAAAAATGGTAGACTCATTCTGTGAATGGGAGGAACGCAACACTGAATCTCTCCAAATTAGTTGGAAGGATTATATTGATAAAATTAAATTTATCCCTTACCAGGAATACTGCGAAAATTTTTACAATGGTACTTTAGAAGGAGTAGTCAAAAAATCTTATTATAATTCACTAAAATGATAGCTATTAATAAAAATAATGGAGATGTTTTTGAAGTATTAAACGTTTATGAATTCACTTTTAGAGGAAAGTGTGTTAAAAGCAAATCTAAAAATTTCAAAACAAATGAAATATGCAAACATCTTGAAAAAAAAGAATTCTGTTTAAACTTAGATTGGAAAGATATAGAGAATCTTCAATATTTAATTAATCATACATTTTTTAACAGAGAAAAAATACCAAAAAAATGAAACGTGCTAATAAAAAACAAACAATGAAACGAACTAAACCGGCACGGATAGTTAATAAAAAAATATTAAAAAAATTGAAAAAAGAAGCTGTTAAATACATGCCCCATATCCATCCGGTTGTACATACTTTATCAATCAGGACGTTACTTTATCATTTACCAGATGATAAGGTAAAAGCATTTAAAAGCAGTATATATGAAAACTAAAATCTATAAAAAAACTAAACCCATGAAACGCCGTAAAAGTAGTGAAAAAAATGCTACTTTTAAAAAAGCTATTCTATTCAAACAATCCATCAAAGTCAAATTCCCTTATAACATCAATAATCTTGAAGAAATACGTAATATTAATGGGAGAGAATGGCATCAAGAAAATAAATATTGGACCATCCCACTAACATTGGATAATTGTTTTAGATTAAAAAGTCTGAATTATCAATTAAACCAATCATTAAAAAATTGGGCTAATAAATATTACAAAATTACTGAAGATAAAAAACCATTAATTATTCCTGAATTCAACGGTTCCTTATTAGAGTATCAAAACGAAGGAATCAGAATGCTTCATAAATTTAATGGTAATGCTTTATTAGCAGATGAAATGGGATTAGGTAAATCTGTACAAGCTATTGCATTTCTTCTTAATAATCCCAAATTAAGACCGGCCTTGATTATATGCCCTGCATTTTTAAAGTACGATTGGAAAAATAAGTTTGATCAATTCGCTCCAAAATTAAATTACCAAATCATTTTTGGAACAGATACTTCCCAAGAATTATATGCGGACATTATAATAATTAATTACAATTTATTAAGTAATAAATTTGAAGATACCGGTCAAAGAAGAAAAGATAATGGTAAAACTATCATGAAAGAAATATCTTACACAGGGTGGGTGGATTATCTAATTGATTATGATTTCCGAATTGCAATAGCAGATGAGGCCCATTATATCAAAAATGAAAAAACTTTAATGGGTAAAGCTGCTTTAAAATTATCAAAATATATTAATAGAAAAATAGCAATGACAGGAACCCCCATTGAAGGCAAAACAATAGACTTATATAATCCTATTAAATTTATTGACCCAAAATTATTCCCCAATAAATGGAGTTTTAGCCATGAATATTGTGGCCCCTACCATAATGGCTTCGGTTGGCAATTCAATGGAGCTACTAACACTGAAAAACTAAATAGTATACTTCGGGAACATATAATGATTAGACGTTTAAAACAAGATGTATTAACAGATTTACCTGACAAATCTTATTCCTTAGTTCCATTAGCAATCAATAATTGGGAGGAGTATGAAAAAGCTGAGCAGGATTTCAAGGAATACATAAAAGATAAAACAGAAATTGATGTACGTAACGCTTTCAAAAAAGTATTAGACCTAGAAGCCATTGAAATCAATGATTTTAAACTTGAAAGATTAAAAGAAAAAAATGCTAGAAAAGCTAATCCATTGGCCCAAATAACTATGCTTAAAAAATTAGCATCTCAAGGTAAATTACAAGCTACGATTCAATGGATTGAAAATTTCTTAGAATCTGGGGAAAAGCTTATTGTTTTTTGTGAACATTTGTTTGTTATAGATAGCTTAGTATCCCATTTCAAAAACAAAAGCGTAGCCATTCATGGAGGAGTGTCAATGAAAAAAAGAAACGAATTAGTTCAGCAATTTCAAGAAGATAAAAAAATTAAACTATTCATAGGCAACTCAGCTGCCCAAGAAGGATTAACACTAACAGCTGCCAGTAATGTAGCCATTATTGAGTATCCTTGGAACCCTGGACAAATATCTCAACGAATAGACCGTTGCCACCGTATAGGCCAAAAAAACGCAGTAATGGTATGGTTTATTTGTGCATTAGATACCATTGAAGAAAAAATTGCCAAATTACTAGATAAAAAACAGTCTATAAACCAAGCTATATTAGATGGAGACTCGATGAACTCATATAATTTATTAACGGAATTAATTGATAACTATTTGAAACATTGAAATTATAGATGAATGAAAATATTTAGACACAAGAACGGATGCTTATATAGCATACAACAAGTTGGAAGAGGTAGAACAATTACACCACCTGATGATTGGAAAAAATTTAGTTGTTGTGCTTACAAAACTAACAAAGATGCACCAAAACTTCCACCAGTTGAAGAATTGAATGGAGAGTTAGATTTAAGTGACTTTATTTATGAATTTGACGATTAATTGGCAGTAACAATGGATATAGAAAGATTATACAGAGATCACCGAATACCTTATGTTACAGGAGGGGGGCATAAACACGCACGCCCCGGTTGGGTTAATGTACCGTGTCCCTTCTGTATAGGTAATCCCGGTTATCATTTGGGTTACGATATATCAGGTAATAAGTTCGTGTGTTGGCGATGTGGTGGGAAATATGCCCCAAAAGTAATATCCACATTACTAAACATAAGTATATCAGAAGCTTTTAAAGTATTAAGGGATTACGGAGCATTAACGGGAACCGTACCTGAAAAAAAACGTAAATTACGCAGAAAAGCATTCAAACTTCCTGCACCTCATCCCAACTTATTATCAGATAAACAAAAACAATATTTAGAACATCGAGGGTTTGACCCCATAGAATTAGTAGATAATTATCAAATTTACGGCACCTGGATGTTGGGATGGACTGGCGAATTAAATTACAATCATCGCATTATAATTCCTTACATTTGGAATGGAGAAATAGTAACTTTTGATAGTCGGGCCATCATAGAAAATCCTAAAAACAAGTATATGGCTTGTGAAGAAAGTAGGGAATTAATACCAAGAAAATCCATATTATATGGAAGATCAGATAAATGGAAAGATGTAGGTGTATGTGTAGAAGGTCCAACTGATGTATGGAGAATGGGATATAATTCATTTGCTTTATCGGGAATTAATTATACCAAAAAACAAGTCTGGGAAATAAGCAAAAGATTCCGGCGCATCTTTGTGTTATTTGATGGCGAATCTCAGGCGCAGGCACAAGCCAGTAAACTTATCGGAGAATTAAAATTCAGAGGCGTAGAGGCTATCAATATACGTTTAAACGAAGTAAACGACCCTGGCGAATTATCCGATAAAGAAGCTAAATATTTGATAGGTCAATTGATTAATTAAAAACTAATTAATATGAAAAGACGGGATTCTCAAATCAAAATAAAATACTGGAAAAGAAAAAACGTAACAAAGAAAGAAAAAGAAAAAAAAGAAAAAGAAAGAAGCAAAGAAAAAGAAAAAAAAGAAAAAGAAAGAAAGCCCGATAATACGCGCGCGAACAATGACATTCAAAAAATTATTAATTGGTTTTCAGTACCATGGAAGAATGATTTAGAATTCCAAGAATTAATTCAAGATTTCATTTCAATTAGAAAAAAAATGAAACATCCATTAAATGAAGAAGCAGTGAAAAGATTAGATAAAAAATTCAATAAATGGGGTCATGAAAGAACTATTATTGCTCTTTCATTTTCAATTGAAATGGATTATAGGGGAATCTATGAACCAAAAAATTATTTTCAATCTTCCATTGGTTCCAGGAATGTTATTCAAAATGAAATAAAATATCCTAACGGAATTGAAATCAAAGATAGTACCAAAATAAAATAGTATTATGAAAAAACAAAATCCAAAAACTTTAGAAAGATTCAATGAAATACACAAACCCGATTTATTAAATCGCATGAGGCGATGGAACAAAAAATCTTGTAAAATAATTGAACAAAATGAATTACCTTCATTGGATTATTACCCTGGCAGTGCTTACCTTTTTGGATCGGTAGGGAATGGAAAAACTACTGCAGCATTATGGAGAGCATTGGAATGGGCCAGGTGGAGGTTTTTATCCAATAATTTTTTAATTGATATGGAATTTCGTACTGTTTTCGAATTATTACAAAGCATTAAATATCAATTCACTAAAGACATTTCTCAGGAAATTGATATCATTAAATATTATGAAAATATTAATTTGCTTTTAATCGATGACTTAGGTTCAATCAGTACTAGTAATTGGGGATATAGTATATTGTTACAAATACTTAACACCCGGGAGAGTATGGAAAGAACTACTATATTCACCAGTAATCTAAGTTTACAAGAATTATCTAAACAATTAAATGATGATAGAATACCAGACCGAATTCGAAGCATGTGTAAAGATTCTATATATCATTTTACTGGCCCTAGTTTAAGATAAAAATCATTACTTTTAAATGTTTTAATACTTAGATTAAGAAAATATATTATTAATTATTTTGATTTTAATAAACATCTTCATTTTACACTCAAAAGCATGATAGAGAGAAAGATTATATTGGGTCTAATAACTTCCACAGATTACTTAAAAAAAATTAGACCTTATTGGAATTCTTTATTATTAGAAAGTTCCACGGCTGCTATGTTAGCCAAATGGTGTATTGATTATTACGATAAATACAAATTAGCTCCTCAAAAACAAATTCAAACTATATATTATAAACAATTAAAAAATGGATTGGATAAAAATTTAGCTGAAGAAATAGAAGAAGATATCTTGCCAGGACTTTCTGAGGAGTATATTGAAAAAGATATACACGTGGATTACTTATTGCAAGAAACTTTAGAACATTTTCAAGCTCAATCACTTTCTCAATTAAGTAATCAAATTCAAAATATATTAGAAAATGGACAAGGTGATTTTGCTCATAGATTAAAAGAGGCTGAAAAAATAAGGAAATCATATAAACCTATTTCATTTGAAGTAGATGAAAATTTTGATTTAGATTTATCATATAAAATTTCCAGAAAAATAATAAGAGATGCTTTCAATAAAATTCATAATATTGTAGTGACTTGGCCAAAACAATTGGGAAAATTCTGGAATGATGCTTTTATTGAAGGAGGTTTTATATGTTTATTGGCCCCGGAAAAACGTGGAAAAACTTATATTTTATTAGAAATAGGAATGCGGGCTTCCAAACAAAATAAAAAAGTAGCATTTTTTCAAGCAGGAGACATGAACAGAGATGATCAATTAAAACGCATAGGTACTTATTTATGCAGGAAATCTGCCATAGAAAATTATTGTGAAGAACATTACCGCCCAGTGCGAGATTGTATAAAAAATCAAGAAGATACTTGTAATAAAAATGAAAGAGAATGTAATTTTGGTATATTTGAAAATTTTGAATATCAAGGGGAAATAATTAAAAATTCTAAAAAATTAACAAAAACTCAATTAATAGAAGCTTACGAAATGTATGAAGATTATTTGCCTTGTAGTAATTGTAAAGAATATGATAATTATCAGTTAGGAACGGTGTGGTTAGAAAAAGTAAAACAAGTGGATGTTTTAACCACTAAAGAAGCAGTACACGCAGTAGATACATTTTTTATAAAAAACAAAAGAAGATTCAAACTAAGCACTCACGCCAATGGAACTTTATCTGTAAAAGATATTGAAAATATATTAAATGAATGGTTTATAGATGATGGATTTGTTGCTGATATAATATTAATAGATTACTTAGAATTATTAGTAACTGAAGGAGGAAAAGAAGAAAGACACGCTCAAAACAAAATTGCTAAAGAATTACGTAAATTATCACAAACCCCAAAACAAAATAAACTACCTTTGGTTGTCACTGCTACTCAATCAGATGCAGAATCTTATGGAGCAAATACTTTAAAAATGAAACATTTTAGTGAAGATAAACGCAAATATGCGCACGTAACAGCCATGTATGGTCTTAATCAAGACCCTCAAGGACGGGAAAAAGAAATTGGATTATTAAGAATTAATGAAATTATTAAACGTGAAGGTGCTTTTTCTAATAATAAACAAATCACTATATTACAAGATTTAAATCAAGGTAGACCATTTTTAGGTAGTTATTTTTAAAAGTTTTAAAAATTTTTTAAAAAAATATTAGTTTTTTTAAAACTTTTATATTATCTTTGACGTATTATTATAAAAAATGAATTCAATAAAAGGTACGAAAATGGAATTTATATCAAAAAAAACATCGGAATTAAAAAAAGGAGATGTAATTTTATACTATGAAGCTGAATTTGAAATTTTAGAGGATGCAAGACTAGTAAGAGATTACCCATCTAATAGCATAGATACTTCTGTGAAATTAGATAGAGAATTTCATGTCTATGGATGTGCATGTAAAATTATTGAAGAAGTGAATACTGCTTTAGCAGATTTATTAAATGACTATGACTGGATTCAATCATCTGATTTTGTGAATTGGATAGTGAAAAACAATGATGTAAATTGAGTGTCAAAGCCTGTGAGCTTTATTTCCCGCCCCTGCTCCTTCCGAGGTCAGGGGCTTTGGCAGTAGAAACAATTACATTTATAAAAATAATATTAATCAAAATTTAAAAAAATGACTAAGATTAAATTAAACGACCTGAAAAAAACAGGTAAAGAATTAAATGATTTATTATTCGACCCATCTGAAAAGGAAGAAGGATGGATTGACGTAAAAAAATCAGAGGCTGAATTAATCGATTTGATTTATGAAGCCAGTAAGTTATTAACTGAGGATGATGAACTTTCTGAATTAGCTGAATCAGTTGTAGAAACCATTAAGGAAAATAAAGAGGAGGAGGAAGAAACTGAAAAGAAAAAGGCTAAAAAACCTTCAAATAAAACAAAAAAGGTTAAAAAAGAAGAGGAAGAGGAAACTGATGATGCGGTAGAAGCTTTAATTGAAGAAATTGAAGAAGCAGATTTGGATGATTTAAAAGATTTAGTAAAAGAAGAGGATGTTTTTAAATCTTTACGTAAGTCCATTGGAATCCAACGTAATGCCGATAAGCTTCGTACACGTATGCTTGAAGTTTTAAATTCCCAGGAAGAGGAAAAAGAAACTGAAAAGGAAAAACCTGCCAAAAAAGAAAAAAAACCTGCTAAAAAAGAAGGGAAAAAGAAAACAACCCGGATGATCTCAGTTTGTGATGCCATTAAAGAACTTCCTAAAAAAGGACTCAGTATTGATGATTTAGCTGATAAAGCTAATGAAATATTCATGGAACAAGGAGGGCAAGACAACCCTGATCAAACCAAAAATATATTAAAAGTCATTTCACCTGTTTTAATTCAATTTAATTTGGTGACTATTGAAGATGACGTATTCAAACCTGTATAATTATATGTTAACATATAAAAATCCTATAACTATGAGGAGTGGGCATTTAACGTGTCCACTCCCTTTGTCATTAGAGGCTTATTGGTCTTGTGAGGCTGATTGTTTTCATTGTGTTGGTAGAAGATTAAACAAAGTATGGGGGAATGAACAAAGAATTGCAGATCCAAAGGCCGTTGAAAAAAAATTAAAGAATGCTTTAAAAAAGAAAAACAAATCAGTAGTATCTCAAGCCTTACATTATAAAAAAGCATTTTTTCTAGGAAGAAAAGCAGACCCCTATCAACCTATTGAATTAGAAAAAAGAATAACTAAACAATTGATTGAAATTCTTTTTAAATTAGATTGGCCTTTTGCCCTTTGCTCAAGATATCAAAAAAATATGTTTCCCGATACTGATTTGTATGTTACAAGAAAAAATTTAATTCATATTTTAGTTGAAATAACACCAGGCTTAGAAGCAGATTGGGAATTATTTGAACGTAAAAGAACCACCCCAATATCAGACCGTTTAAAAATATCCAAAAAATGGATAGAGTTAGGTTTAAACGTAGGTGTTAGAGGAGAGCCATTCATCCCAGGATATCATACATTTTCTCAATTTAGAGATACTTTGAATTTGATTAAAAGTTATGGTATAAAATCATATAATACTTATAATTTACATATTAATGAACATAACATTAAGAGACTTCATAATTTAGGTTTAGATATAGAAAAAATATGGACTCTTAATCAAGATGAAAATTGGAAAAAAATTCAAGTCAAGTTATGCAGAATAGCTGAAAAAAAAGGAATTGCATTGGGATGTCCAGATTTTGTGAATGTTCCTAAAAGTTGGATTAATCATATGAATACATGTTGTGGTATTGATGTAAATAATGCTTTTACTTTT